GATACAACGTTCTGATCCATCTTCCAGTTCATACCAGCAGAGTCACGACCCATCAAACCTTTACGATACTGCTCGCCAATTGCCTCTTGGGGAACAAAGAGTCCCTTCAATGAGTCAACAATGGTTGCAGATGTAAAAGGCTCAACGATACATGATCTACGGCCGTCACGGGGTGCGCCTTCAGCGTCCAAGTAAGCAGCAGCAGTCAAGTAAGTGATCAAACCTGTGGGAGGTGTTCCAGCAGTACCAACGATATTGGCTGTGTTGTTTTTGGCCATAACCAAACCATCACGATCAATCTTGTTAGCAATAGCTGCAACGGCAGGCTTTAACACTCTGTCGCTAAACATATCCAAAGACAACGCCAAATCCTGGGTGGTAAATTGAGTATCCACATGGAATTGCGTTGAAAGCGTTACCGGGACTGACGTCTCGTTAAAGTCTTCAACATTTAGCGCTGGCCCGGTCGTACCAATGAAGCGTCCAGGACGTCTCACATTTACAGTATTACCGATTTTTGCACCGACAACTGCGAATTGGTCATCGTAGTTGCGATCCACTTCTGACGTAAATGTCAGTTCATTCTCCAGAACCATCAACGCTTCGTTGGTGATCTTGGAGATCGTTAAGAGATTATTACTCATTTGATTTCCTTTGATTTAAAAATTAACGGATTTTGCCCGCACGCCTTGCTTCCTTCCACGCTTGGTAAGTGCCGTGAAATTCCCCAGAAGAGTTGATGGGAATATCAGCAACACCGCCCGCAGCTTTAAGTGGACGAATGGGCGCAGGAGCTTTACTTTTCACTACTGGCTCTTGTTTAACTTCGCCTTTCTCATATAGCTTTTCCAGCTTTCCTATTTCAATTAAAGCCTTGCGAGTTGGCATTTGTGCTAGTTTCTGTGCGTACTCTAAATCTTCTGCTAGGTGATATAGGATTCTTGGGCCTACATCGCTTTCTAGTATCGAATCTCGAATATCGTCACTTACCACCACATTAGCCGTACTGACTATGTCATCGTAATCAGGCATATCTGCTTTCACTTTTTCTAACTTTTCAGACCAAGATTGGATAACCTTTTGTCTTTCTTCGTTAGCCTTCCTATTAGCTTCTTGCTGATCACGCTCTTGCAATGCTTTTTCTGTTGAATACTGCGCCAATGCCTTTGCGTACTCAAACGCATCTTGGAATTGACCAGGTTGTGGTTCTTCGTCAATGTTCTTCGCCTGTTGTGGAGGTGAAGCCTGTTGCTCTAAAGCCCTTAACCTTGCCTCTAACGCTTCTCGCTGTTGGCGTTCTGCTTGCGCTTCTGCCTTGGCTTGATCACGTTGTTTGGTTACATCAGAAAACCTTTTCTCTATACGAGCTACTGGTTTAACTTCCTCAGTAGGTTTGACCTCTTCTTGCTTTTCTGATTCATTCTGTACTTCAACTTCAGATGGCTCGGGAGCTTCCTCAACCGCCACATCATCTGTTTTGTCAGCTAAACCTAGTTTGTTAGCATAAAATTCGGCCGCATTTTCACTTGTCAGGACTTGTCCTGCTTCTTTTTGAGACATGAGTTTCCTCAAGGATTTTACCCCGTGTACCTCACGGGTAAGGTTTTGTGTAAATATTACACTAAATCATTACTTTGTCAAATAGCACGCTCAACCGCTTCAGCTTTAGCCTCTCTCTCGGTCAATCTGTCCAATTGCGACAAATAAACCGCCAAATCTGCCTTCATGCGTTCAATTTCCAATTGAGTCTGTGTCTTGATAACTGTGTCGTGCGCCTGTGTATCAGTACGCAATACCATATCCCTGTGGCGCTCTTGGTCACGCAATTCAATGTCGTGCGCCCTGTTGGTCTCTTTAATAAGCACACGCTTGGTTTCTGCGTCTTGCTTAAGTTGCTCCACATCCGAACGATTCTTCAACATCAATTGCATACCCTGTAACTGCTGTTGTAGGTCTTGAATGACCTTCTTGGACTGCGCCAATTGCATCTGAACTTGTGGAGGAACAGGTGATTTCTCATCAATCTGCGCTAATGGGTTAGATGCTGCCAATCTGTCTGCAATCACATCAGCGCCAGGAAAGTCCATGTTCCTAAAGATCAGGTCACCAGCAACGCTAATCAGATTAGGATCGGCTGACAACAATGGCATCATGCTATTAACCGCCTCAATGCGCTTGGAGTTGTAGCCTGGGCCTGTGTCCATCACCACATCGTACTCACCGACTGTCACATCGTTCAGTATCTTTTGTATACCTTGCTCATCTTGGCCTAATTTGTTAATCTCCACCAAGTCTGGCTTGCCATCGTCACCAATGATCCGCATCACCCTAGCTTGATCGTAAATCTTGGGGATCAAGTCCAAAATAATGCGAGCAGTATGCTTAATAGAACGGGTCAGGTTGTCGTAATAATGGAAGTTGGTTAGGTCAATTTGTTGTTGTTGACCATTCAATGCTTTGCCACTAATGTTGCCCGTATTCATTTGGTTGGCATCAAAGATACCCAACACGGCTTGCATATCGCTATTAATGCCGTCTGCTGCTTGAATAATGCCCGCAGGAGGTGACTCGGGTTGGATGCGTGTAGGTACAGGTGCTGGAACGCCTTCAATGTCCTTCTGCTTGTATCTGAGCACAGGCATGGACTTGATGTTAGCTTGTGCCCATTCGTTCTCATGGCCCTCGTCCTGACCCTCTGCAAGCAACCACTTGGCCTTGGGTGCTAGAGCTACTGACTCAGTTAAGGCAGTTTTCCAGAAGTTGTACATCCGCTGAGAATCTTTGGCCATTCTGACCAATCCATACTTCTTGCGTTTGTTGTCAACTACAAATTCTTCTCCGTAAACAGGAATAATTGGAATGTACTTAGATGCCCAATCGCCTTCTTCAAGCACTTCCATAGCCGTACATTTGATCATCTTGATCTGCTTTTTAAGCGTTGGACGTTCATCAATGACAACCAAACCACGGGCAAGCAGGTCTTTCTCGCTAGGCAAATCACTACGGAACACCTTAGAACCATCGCTTAACAGGCACAATTTATCTGCTTTACGCTCTGTATACCAGTATTCAGCAATCCTAATGTCCTCTTTCATCACCCACTCGGCATTGCTGTCTCCTGTGCCTTTTTGGGTAAATCCAACGCCTGTCTCAGCGTCAGGATACATCTTCTCAAATATCTTTTTGCTGACCACTTCGGTGATCAGGCAGCGCTCGGCATCTGATCCATCAGGCAATGTAGAGTTGGGATCAAAATAAACAGTAAAAGGATTGTGAATTGGCTCAATATAGATTTCTTGGTCAAAGCTATCTTCCCTTACATAATCAGTCTTGACACGCCAGTAACCAAATCCGCACCTTACAGCGTAGTTAAATGCGTTGTCATAGCTATGGTCAGCGTCTGAGTTAACCTCAATGTGACGGCAAATGCCTGTCAGAATTTCAGCAATCTTGGCATCAGATTGGCTATTCATGCCATGTACCTTGATGCGTGGGCGTTGTTGGCGTTGCTGATTGGTCACCTGACGCACATAAGCATCAATCTTGTTGATGGTCAGGCATGGACGGGCTTCAAGGTTACGGCTGTTCTGAATCTCCACAGGCCATTGGTCACCAGCAGCAAACTTGAGGTCTTCTAGCGCTTCTGCCCTATTGTTGGTATCAGCGTCATTGGCTAGTTTAAGAAACTGCTTGGCTTCTGTTATGCGTGGGTCAAAATCATCCATATTATCCCATCCATCCTATTGGTAAATCCATCTGAGGTTTACGTTTAACTGGTTTTCTCGGCTCTGATACCATTAAACCCAACATTCTGAACGCATCTGCCCCGTGTGAATATTGATCATGTAATGGCATTCTACTAAATTGTTTAGTGTCTGGGTCAACATCATAACGATAATGTCTTAAACATTGTAGACCATCTGCCGTGTTTGTCCTATCAAAATAACACCTTGGGAAGATCGTCCTAGCAGCGTTAATGGAGTCCGCCACGGGAACTCTGTCCAATATCTGCACTTTCATGCCCGTTGCCCTGACAATTTCCTCTATGCTTTTGCCCGTCCCTAGATTACGGCTTGCTGCATCGTGTGGTAAATAGTGTGTGTCAAAAACATAACCAAACTTTTGTATTTCGGCTAAGTAATAGCTAATTGTCTTTTGGATATCTTCAAGATATCTAATGACCCTTATTTCCATGCCAATAAACTGCACAAACCATATGGCCGTTGCATCTGCCCATCCTAAGTCCCAAACTGTAAATACGGGCTTAATAGGATCGTAGGGTACATTCTGAATCTGATTGTTGATCTCTGCCATTTGCATTTCTTTGGCAAATACCGCACCATCGATTGTCAGACGGCAAATGCCCTCCCAAACCATGTTATACGCCTCAATATCTCTAGCTTTTAGCGTATCTTTTTCTATTCTCAGCGTCTCAGGAAACCAAGGATTGTCTGACCAATTGATCTTTTGGACGATTGCATTTGTGGGCTGATGGATGATAAAGCGCTGATAAGTCTCGTCTGTTTCTAGCTCGGGGTTAAAACTCACCCAAATTTCAGATTGCTCTTTACGGATGGTAGGAATCAGCACATCCCATGATCTTTTAGAAACACTTTGGGCTTCCTCAACCCAACACACATCCACACCCTCATAAGACTTGACATTGGCTACATTGTTTTTGAGGCCAACAAAGTTAAATTCTGTGCCATTCTTGCCCCTGATCGTTCTATCCGTTATTTCATAGAACTCAACTAGGTTCATGGCCACGATCTGATCGCACAACAGCTTATGGACAGAATCCTTAATGGATGTTTGAAATTCACGGGCACAAAGCACCCTTGTGACCTTGTTAGCGCCTATGATCAATAGCGCCCTAGCAATGCCCCATGACTTTGCACCGCCTCGTCCACCCCACAATACCTTGTATCTGCTCGGTTTGAATAGGCATTGCAGTTTAAGTGGGAACTCTACATTAGCTTGCAAGTTGGCGCTCCCATAAAGCAGGGTTAGGTGAACAACACTCTTTAATTCTTACACCCACGGGGCTAGGCCGTTTCGCCAACATCTTTAGGCTGAACAAATGATACTTGGATGGCCGTTAGTAATGGCGCACCATTCTCGCCTGTAATCTCTTGCTTAACACTCTCACGATATTTCTTAGGAAACCTTGCTGCCATTGATCTTGACCAGATTGTTGCGTTCAGCTTTGGCCCATCTTTGTTCTCTAACATATAAAGTTGAGCCTGTTCTTCCCACCAATCTTGTTCTGCAATCTTAGCGTCATCCAAGGCGTGCAGAAAATCAGGATAACGATCTCTCCAATCATACAAAACTCTTAATGACACACCTAATTTTGTACTGATTTGTTCTACACTTTTGCCCAAAGCGCCCAATTTCCTGACCTCATCACAATATGCTGGGTCATATAAGGTTGGTCTGCCTACGGGTCTTGTTTCTTCAGTCATTTTTTAGCAGTCTTTGCTGACTCTTTAAATGCCTTGGCAGTTGGTGCGCCCTTTGTGCCAGGCTTTCTCATGTGTTCAACAGGTTTACCTTCTGCCTTTTCACGGGCTATCCGTTCCTGTTTTTTATGGATATTGGCATATAGTCCAGATTTCGTTGCCATTAACAGTTCCAATTCTTTAATGATGCTTTAGCCCGTTCTGCTGGGCCTTTAGCGTTCTTTACAACACCTTCCATTCGAGCACAGAAACTAGCTTTACGCCCTTCATCCTTCTTGGTTTTGGGATTAGGAGCTGGAGGCTTGAGGTTGCTACCATTCTTGGCGTTGTATTCAGCACGCCCTTTGGCAGTCATTCCAGCACCCTTTTCAGTAGGGTTGTAAGTCTTGCCCTTACCTGTGGTCTTATGCTCAATGGGTTTGTCGTGCTTTTTCATTTCTTTTTAGCCTTTTTCTCAGCTTCACGCTTAATGGCATAACTGATGGCAACGGCTTGCTTTACTGGCTTGCCTGCTTTGACCTCAGTCTCAATGTTCTTTTTTTGAGCTTTCTCAGTTTTTGACTTGATTAACGGCATTATTCGATCTCCTCTACAAATGCAACATCTTTCCAACTCATCAAAATAAGGTTCTCATCCTCATTTTTAAATTGAGTGTAGTTCAAATACTCGTCTTTGTAATCTTTGGCTAGTGTGCCAAAGTAAACCTTGTCCCCTACCTTCAAACCCATTACTCCTGCTTCATAACCTACTGCGGTTACATAACCAACAGTATCGGCTTCTTCCGTCTGAATCCATAATTCTGATTTGATGCGCTTTTCGGGTCTGACAAATATCTTGTCTCTTAGTGGTCTCATTTGCGTGGCCTTCCTTTTTTGTTAACTTGTTCTATGTCAACTACTGGAAGTGCTAAAAAAGCACCCCCGTTAGGAGGTGCAATGGCTTTCTCTGCAAATTCACCACATATTTCATTAGGACTACGATTTTGATAGTGAGGATACCGCCTGCAAGTGCCTACGGCTTGATTCACATCTAAAAAGTGCCTACATACTCTACAATTCATATCAGCCATTCACAACTCCCATTGTGTTTTGGTTAGAAGTGCCTCCTTGATGCTCCTTGGAGGCATTTCGCTTTAACGATACTCTGAACGCTCGTGCTCGTAGCAGCTTTTCTCAGAAGAACCGCCCTTCATCTCACCTAAACGGCCATCGTGTTTGCCCATGTGGGATGAGTCTCTTGAACCCATGCCGTCCATCTTGCCCATGCCAACACCACCAGCAATGGCGGCTTTACGCTCACCGCTTGTGTCGCTTGACAATGCGCCTTTAGGAATCTTCTCGCCTGACATACCAGGACGCATAACTTCCTTGTCTACCATTGATGCGCCAACCTTCTTCTCACCTGTGCGGTCAGATGATTTTGCGCCCTTTGGCAATTTTTCCATGTTCATGTAACCCATGATTAAATCCTTTGTTTCTTTGCAAAAAACACTACTTTTTGTAGTAAATACACTATATCACAATTTCAGATTAGATCAACTCCTCTTGCCAAGGCTCTCCCACCATTTTCTTGATGTTAAATAAATTCTTGTATTGTGGGTAATGTTTACGCCATAAACGGGCATAAAAGGCTATAAAGTCATTGCTGATCTTAAAGTCTACCCCCGTGGTAATGACGTAAACCTCCCACCTGATCCTGTTGATAATGAGCCAATGACTGATCTTTTCGTGACCAGCGTATACAGCTTCCAAGCTAAACCTTTCAAAATACTTCCAAATGATTGGGTTGTTTTTATGCCATTCCTCAAACTTGGCTTGTCTAACTTGGAATGACTGCATTATTTCCTCACTTCATTCTTGTAAAACTCTATGGCCATTGCAGAAACCACTATCGTCATTGCTGCGCCTGCTATAAATCCACCAATAAATACTGCTAGTTCAATCATGTTTGTTCCTCAAAATGGGATGTTATCGTCATAGTTATCCATACTGTTAACCCTGTTTCTCTGTGGGTTAGGCACGCCACCATCATCCCGTGGCTTTGGGTCATTCAAGTATGCCCATCCATCCCAACCGCCCTCCTTTAAGGGAATCGTGTCCATCTTGATCATTGGGCCTTTTGCCGTTTCAATAATCGATCCAATCTTGGTGTAGCGGTTTTTCTGTTGGCCACTAGCGTTGGTGTACGATCCAGTAATCACCACGATTTCTTTGCTTATTTTGCTCATTTGATGTTCCTCAATATTTCTACTTTCTGATCAATTTCTTCTAAAAATGTCTTGACCTCGTCTTCAAGCATTTTGATGTAAAGGTCATTGCGTTCTACACGCTGTACAAATATTTGTAAGTTCTGTGGCATTCTTGGGTCATAGCTTACAAAATCGCACCATTTTCTGCCCGTACACGCCATCTGCCATTGCATTTGTGGCATATACTTAGTGGGCACTTTCTGATTGAGCAGGGTATCCATTTGTGTTTTACTTTCTGGACACTTGATCTCAACCAATCCATCCTCCCCCACAAACCCGTCAGGACTCGCCCCAGACATTGCAATTGTGGGATGGTCAATAAACCCTACCTCGTCCACCAAAACCTCCCTATAAACCTCGTATGCGGTTCTAGCTTGTGGCTCTGTGGCCGTGCCCCATTCCATTGCAGCGTTGGTATAAAACTCAGCTTGTTGGCCAGTTAACCTTTCCAACGTAAGTTGCGTACTGTAATTCTCCCGTGATGCGCTGACTCCTGTTTTGGTTTTGGCAATGACATCAGCAATCTTGCTTGCCGTGACCTTGCCCAAGCGTTGCTTGAACCATTCTTCTGTGCGTTGTTCAATCATCCTAATCCCCTTGTTAATATTTTTAAAGCGCAAATCTGTGTCTTAAAATCATCTTCATTGATACAGATTTCGGCACATTCTTCTCTTTCCAACTCGGCAATCATGTTGGCAAAGTAAACAATGTGATCTATGTTGGACTCCACAAAATACTTATGGAATCCAGCATCAATTGCCATGTCTTGAATGACTTTTTTAGTAATCATCATCAACAGGTATCAATTGATATAAACCACAGATTGCACAATGCCAATGTCTCCTTGTGCTAGTGACTTCTAATTCCCCTAGTGGGCATCTTGGGCAAGGTAAGCTATCCATCGATCAATCCTTTCATTTCATCTTTGACTTTCACCACTAAATCTTCCCATTGCTTTTCAGAATGGCACGCTTGAAATGCGATCTTGTAACTGGCAATTAATTGCTCTTTGGTTTCACAAGTCCGCATCTTGTCAATCAGTAAACCAAGTTTCTCAGGTTCTACATGACTCTTTGTTGGTAGATTAGGTTTAGGCTTACTCGCTTGGTTGCCGTCATCATCCTCTGGTGCGATACCGCACGCTGCCATCAAGCTATATCTTCTAGCGTAAGTCAAAGCACTAGCGTAACCTTGTGGATCGTGCTTGACCGCGGGAAAGTGCAATCTGCCACATTCCATTGATTCACCTGATTCGTGGATAAAAATGGTTTCCAAGATAATGCCGTTGTCACATTCATAAGTCTTCTGTAACAAGAATATGCCGTTGTCGTTTAAAGCGTCTATAACGGCCTCAATGCACCCAGCTAGGTCTACATATCGGCTTTTAAAATGTGGGTTCACAGACTGTTTTAGGGCGGGATTAAACGCTTTCTGTGCCTTGACCAAGGCGGTTGCTATTTCTTTCATGCTAAATCCTTCATTACATCTTTGATTTGTTCTATGGTTGACTCTAGCTCTTGCTTAAGATATTCAACCTCGGCACACAAACGCTCGGTCTGTGATTTGTAGTAACCAACTTGAAATGCCAAATTGCTTTCATGGCCATACTTTTTCATAGCGTCTTCGCACGCTGCAACAATCAATGGAAATTGGTTCATTACGCTCTCCAGTAAAAAAGGTCTAACAACAACACAATAAAACCAATGATGCTGACCACAGTCATGGTGATTTCTAATGAGTTGGGTTTGTGATAAAACTTGGTGATTGAAGCGCCATTTTCCAAAGTGTTAGGAAATGCTTCGTTTAATGTTCTTGGGTATCGCATAAGTCTCCAGTAATGGTTAATGCTAAATTGATGAGGTAAATGGGGTGATGGATGCCAACCTTGACTTGGTCTAAGATAAGGTTGGCTTGTTGTTTAGTCATTAGTAATCTTGACCATTAACAGGACGTTGTGCGCCTGAGAATTCAACATTGATTGGTGCGTTGTGCTGCCAAGAAACTGGATGTGTGTTTTCTTTTGTCGTAAACATAATAAAGGGACGATTTACCTTTAATAAGTCACGGGCAAAATCTAATGCCTGTTGAACTGTTGCAAACTCGTAGTGTTGCAATGTGTCTTGTGTTTCTAAGATGTACTGTTTTCTCATTTGCTTACTTTCTAAAAAGACCCTTATACGATTTGTTAGGGCATGGAAAGAATGTTAATCTAAATTAACCATGTATGGGTAGGTGAATACCCTAATTTATAAAATATTTTTGCAAATGTTGCTTTTTGTTAACAATAAAGGTTAGCGGTTAATATGTGTTAACATTGGAATTATGACTAAAGAACAAGCAATTGAATACGCAGGTAACCAAGCTAAACTGGCCAAGATACTAGGTATCACCAGAATGGCGGTTAATCGTTGGAAAGAAATTCCTAAAGCTCGGGTATGGCAATTACAGTTATTGCATCCTGAATGGTTTATTAACACTTGAGGTATAATTTTTACAAACTTGGCTAGGGTAGCTCCCGAAAAGACGATTCTTCAGCGTCCTGCCATAGTTTCTTTGCTGAAGTTGACCAATGAAGTAAGGTTATATGCACTACTACAATTTCCATATTGGGGATTACAAATCCCACACCCATCATTTAACCATCATCGAAGACATTGCTTTTCGTAGGTTATTAGATCATTACTATTTACACGAAGCGCCAATAAAACAAAGGGACATAGCTAGGCAAATCAATATGTCTGGCTATGAACAAGAGGTGCTTTCCGTCTTGAATGAATTCTTTCACGATAGCCCAAACGGCTATATCAACCCTAGAGCAGAAAAAGAAATTAAGGCTTATCAGGCCAAAATCCAACAAGCGTCTAAGGCTGGTAAAGCGTCTGCTGAACGGAGGTTCAACGCCCGTTCAACGGACGTTCAACCAACCAATAACCATAAACCAATAACCAATAACCATATATATAGTGATTTTGAAAAAATCTTGAAAGCAAAGCGGAAACCATTAACGGATACGCTTTTAGATTCCATTCAAGATGAAGCCCGTAAAGCTAATTTGACACTTGATGAGGCGCTCAAGATTTGTTGTGAAAGAGGATGGACAACCTTCAAAGCAGAATGGATTGTTAACAAGGCCGATATTGTCCACCAAACTGTGCCAAGCACATTTGATCGTGATCCTGTTCTTGTCAAGCTAGATGAAGAGGCCAAATTATTAACAACAATTCCAGAAGATGTAAAAGCTAAATTTAAAATGTTAAAAGGTGGTAAATAAATGTCAACATTAATCATCGAATCGTGTGAAAAAGTCATTGATGAAGTTAACAATCCATCTAGCATTGTTCATGTTAAGAACTCATCAATTATTGCTAAACATTTGAATGCTGATTTAATCAGTCACCAATCACAAATTGATAGCGTTAAAAACAATCAATACGACAACATTATTTGTGCTTATGGATCGCCATACATGAAATACAACGCTTATTTAGAAATATTAGATAACAATCCAAATGCCAAAATGTATTGGTTGGTTAACGATCACGATGTTGAAGACAACATTCTTTTACGCAAATGGCTGCTTAAATACAATCACCCCTACCATATGATTTGCAATAACCCTAGAAGTGGTTATAGAGGATGGATTTTACGTAAATCAATGAATGGAAAAACGTTAAACGATTGGATTGATGAATGGCATACGCTTAATTTAAACACACTCATTTTTAATGAAAATTTGTTTTATAAAACTTATGAATCTACAAATAGAGAATTTGATTTGATTTATTACGGAACATTTAGAAAACATAGAATTAAAGATTTACTTGATTACAACGGATGTGATTTTCATTTAAGCACTTCAAAAAAAAATCAAAGTAAATATTCTGAAGCTGGTATTCAAGCTAAATTTATAGAAAAATTAATGTGGTCAGACAAACCTTTTGATATGTTTGAACCAATAGGTTTACGCCTTAGAGATTACAAATATTCTATTTATTTAGAAGATGAACATACTCATACAAATTACGCATTTATGGCAAATAGGTTTTATGAATGTGTAATGAACAATACTATTTTATTTTTTGACCATCGCTGCCAAATGGTTATAGATAAAAGTGGTTACGTTGTTGATCCATTTTTAATTGTTAAAAATGCTGCTGAATTAAATGAAAAAATGGAAATGCTAAATTCAGATAAAGAATCTTTCACTTTTATGCTAGATAAACAAAGATCAAATTACGAAATTATTATTAAAGAAAAACAAGAAATATTGAACAAATTAACGGAATTGCTTAAATGTTAATGGTAACTTTCAGAGTTGACGGCACACCAGTACCAAAAGGCAGACCAAGATTTGCTCGTAGAGGTAAGTTTACTGCTGCATACACACCTAAATCTACATTGCAATATGAAGATTTAATTGCCGATGGTGCTAAACGAGCAATGGGGGCATCAGAACCCCTAGAAACGGCTTTAGAAGTATTTTTTTACTTTTCCATGCCAATCCCTAAGTCTTACTCTAAAAAGCGCACAGAGGCGTGTTTAAGTGGTTTAGAACGACCTATGAAAAAGGATTTGGATAACCTGATCAAATCCGTGAGTGACGGCATGAACAGAATAGTTTACAAAGACGATGGTCAAATTGTTACCATTCATGCAATCAAAGTTTATGGTGAACCCTATGTTGAGGTTTTAATTAAGGAGGCAGAATGAGCATCTTTGTTATGACAATGGCCTTGTTTGGGATGGTTTGTTTGGTTGGTTTACTAGGAATGTTATTATGGTTATTCATAGAATCTTTATCGCACTAGGTTGGAGAAAAAGACGTGTCCCCAGAAAAACACGCTGAATTTATTGGCAATTTTGCCTCTAACTACGCACAATCTAAATCCAATAGAATTGGCTTAGAACTCAAGCTAAAGACCGCCAAGGCCATATTGATGAAACAGGCTTACCTTGATGGCATTACACAGGTTGCAGCGCAGGAGAGAGATGCTCTAGCTGACCCTGAGTATATGGGTTTGATTGACGATCTGATGTTGGCCGTTAAAGAAGAAGAAACCCTTAAATACCAGCTTGAGTCATCACGATTAATGATTGATGTTTGGCGCACCCGTGAAGCATCAGAACGATTAGCAATAAGGTCACATGAATGAAATGCCCAGTTTGCAACAGTAAAAGCGGAACACTAGAAGTAAGAACCAACAAAGATGAATCAAAAAGAAGACGCTATCAATGCCTCAAAGGACACCGATTCAGCACCCGTGAAGTCATATTTGAAGACCAAATATGTGAGAAACAAGAGGCTTTTGGAGGTAGTAGCGTCCCTCAATTGTCAACATTGTGGGCATTACCTGTCCCAAGCGTGTCATAGCAATTGGCATGGGGGTAAAGGGCGTGGCATCAAAGCTAGTGACGAATATGTCGCAGCGCTATGCCAAAAGTGCCACTTTGAGGTTGACCAAGGCCCAAGGTTAAGCAAAGAAGAACGTCAAGAAATGTGGCTAAACGCACATCTCAAGACGCTCCACTTCCTTTTGATCACCGATCAATGGCCTAGAGGCGTGCCTGTCAGCGATCTGTACCTAAAAAGATACTTACCCCTTGCGTAGGGCAGGAATTCCCGCCTGTGGCTGGTTTGTGGGGCTAGGGCTATGTCTGGGATGGGCGTGGGTAATATCGGTCTTTTCGTGGGCTTTTAGCTCTTTCTCAAGCGCCATAACGTGCTCACGCTCTTTTTGCCACTCTTTTTTGACAACATAGTGTGAATCGTCATCCTTTTTGGCTTTTTCACGGGTGTAGGTAAAGTTCGTTGCCATTTTTTTTCCTCCTAAAATATATCTGTCACAATTCTAATTGAAAATGAAGTTTTTAACCAAAGGAGCAACCATGAATTACACCTTCACCATTGAGAACTGGGAAACCACAATTACTGTCGAGACTGACAATATTGAGACACTAGAAAAAGTTTCTGAAGCAATTATTCTTGCTTTAGAAGATAATGAAGAAGACGAAGAAATAGACTTTGAATAAAGTCTGATCACTTCGTAAAAGGGGCATTACGCCCCTTTCTTCGTTTGGTTACACTTTTCGTAACCTTCCGATCACACCTCAATCACCTGACCTCTAAAGTCAATCTTATCTTTGTCCAATACTCTGACAACTTCTGGCCACAACAGTTGACCATCTTTAAATGTCAGCACAATGAATCCTGACCGCCAGTTAGTAGGAGAATGTTCTAAATAATTCTCAAACTGTGGGCCTGTGGGTTCAGCTAGTGTACCTGTATCTATACCAAATCGTGTGCCTTTGTAATCGTCAAATGGGGTTACCTTCAGACTATGTAAATGACCAGTTATCATGGTCACACCTGCGTTAACAGTATTGTTGTGTGTTGCGTGAACGCCACCCTTCCATCGGTGTTTAACAATCACACTTTCATTCAACCATACTGACCAACAAGGTATCCAATTAGGAAAATGGTCTTTTAAAGAAAAACCTTTGATCTGTTCATACTGAGGCGCATTAGCTGCCAAACGAGTTTCAAACCTCGCATCGTGGTTGCCTAAACACCAAATCATCTTGACCTTGTCGTTTCTCTTCTTGACCTCATCTTCTATCTCACCAAGCGCCATTTCACAGGCTTTAAGCTCACCAATTAAGGTAGGGGTACTGTCCCATCCAATTCTAGGAAAACGGCTGATAGAAGCCCCATCAAAGGCATCCCCGTTGTTAATAATTGTGTGTACATTGTCCATATTCTGTATTGCCCAAATTAATCCGTTGTAGGCGGTAGTCCTGATACCAGGCCAAAAATGTGCATCACTAAAAACAATGACTGTGCCGTTTCTCAGTCCCAAATCAAACCGCATCGGTTTCTCAGCAGTTGGCGCTCTCTGAAAGCGTTCTGAATCTAATTTGATTTTATATTTTTCTTCAATTCTGTTTCTGCGTGCGTATATATTGCGTTCTGTAATGCCCAATTCTCTAGACATTTTGGTTGGGCTTTTGTACATCTGAAACAATGACACAAACTCCTCATCTGTCATTTTCTTACTCATAACTTCTTTCTCCAATATAGCGTGCCTTTAGCACCCCAAGGATTAGTAGGATCAAACAATCGAAAACCACAGGAAATTAAAGAATTGGATGATGGGGGGTTATGGTAGGTGTCAGTTATTAGCCACGCCCATCCCATTTTTCTCGCATACGCTTGACGTACCCTGATAAGCCTTTTCTGTACGCCACGCCCACGATAATTTTGAATAACACCAGAACGACATAGATAACCAGTATCACGCCATCGACTAGAAGGGACAACACCTGCAAAAGCCACAGGACGGCTCTCTTGATAAGCAATCCACCAAACACCATCAGATACATTGTATTTTTTATCATAAGGTAGACATTCTGTTTGCAGTTGATACAGCAGTTCAACATTTTCAACAACAGAAGTATCTATTTGCTTGATTTTCATAGCTTTATTGTCACCATGATTTGTGACACAAATACGAAAAAGGGAGTTATTCACTCCCCTTGGTATTAGCTATAAACTCTTGTGCCCTGCTTATCAATGATGAGGGCTTGCTTTCTTGGCTTTCCAACAGGATCATTTGGAACGCTGATATGCGTCCATCTGTCGAATTCTCTGATGATTTGATCGTATGGTATGTCTGATGCAATTACGGCCTTCACAACCTCATCTGGGGTCATGCTAAGCACACGAATATCAGCAGCGCAACCAACACGATGCTGAGAAGTATCTTTACTTCCGACTGCGTCATTAACCTGTTTAGACCTAAATGCTGAGTTAACCATAATTGGCTTATCGCCAAGTAATGTTTTGATTTGTTCAAGCAGTTCTGCCAAACGTTTAAGATTATTCTTTTCAAAGTCATTAGGTTCATTGGTGAATTCCCTGTGGTCAGTATGTGTGAGTTCTTCTAGTGAGAAGTGTGGGCTAAGAAGTGTAGTCATTTGGATACAGGTGTAGAGTTGTGAATCATTGCGTCTTTGGCTTGTGAACCAGAAGAGCTACCAAAATAGAATGAGAGAACCAACATCAACGCACCATCCAGCGTACCCAGTACACGGGCAATCAATTCACGCATGGTAGGGTCAATGACATGGGTTAATAAGAACCATTGCACAGTAGCCCATGCAATCACAATCATGATTGACAAAGTAGGAGGCACATAGCTTTGTGTGCTGATTTGCATTTGACGGGCGCTAGAACGATCAGCAACCGCTAGTTTCTCAAAGTCCAATCCCATCTCTTGCGCTCTTGCTTTTAACGCCAGTTCAGCTTGTTGGATTGATGCTATCTGGTCAGCAGTTAACTTACCGCTATTGATGGCGTTTTGTACTTCGCTAGGTTCTATGCCCACCGCCTTGGAAACGGCTTCTATGGCCATGCCTGCCAATGGCCCACCAAGTGCAGTTGCAATCGTAGGTGCTATGCTTTTTAACCAATCCATGATTAATCCTCTATATGGTATTTAGATTTCTGATAGCTATCGTATACGTTGTATTCTAGCAACGCAAAGGTCAAGACCCAAACGAGAATCGATACGCAGATAGCGGCTCGAACAGAATATTTCTCGATGAGAATCTGCCGTTTACGTTGAGCAAGTTCAATAGCCTTTTTTTTTGACGAGCTAACTCATTGCGTTCTTTTTCAACGACTTCACGCATTTGTGCAAACTCTTCCCAAAGACCTGGCAACCCAATCTGATAGATAATCATCTCTCTCAGTTCAGTTTCCATCCTCTGCAATTCCCGTGTACGCATGACACGATTCATTGCCTCTTCATTAACATTAATGTCAACTTTAGGTTGTTCTTTGGATTGTTTTTCAGCGCTTACATATTCTTCTTTGCTGTTAAAAAACTTTCCAAGATGACCAGTAATCTCACCAATGATTTCTGATACATCTTTGCCATCTTCTTTGAATTGCTGATATATCTCAACGGCATTTCTGATGCCTTCATGGGCTAATTTGCACCCCTGATATACCACCATTAACTCAATCATTTAAAAAACTTTTCACCAAGAAAATGGATTAACCCGCCAAACAATGACGCTAATGTCATTCCAACCCAAAGACCACCTTTTGATTTATTTGCCATTGCCAACAAGCATTTAATGTCAGTTGACATTTCAGACACTTGTGTTTCAAGCATTTCAACTTTAGCGATAAGTTGACCATATTGGATTGGATCAATGTCATTCATGTTTTTTGTATGAAAGCAAGTGAATAATAAAGTGGATTATTTGTGCCAGAACTGGTCACAGTTGAGCTAGAAGTAAATCCTCCATTGCTGCCAACAGAGTAAGAATTACCAGCACCCACCACGAATCTGTCTCTTAGGTCAGGAGTACCATTAGAGCCATTACAAAGAACATAGCCACTAGGAATAGAACCAATAGAGCCAGACCACATAATGATCCCTCCTGCTGGAACGGCTGATACCGATGGGGTTGTTCCAATGATTCCATAAAGGTTGTCGAGCGTTTGGATCGTGTTGTTGTTTGCATCAGTAAGAACGAATTTATAGTTGTAACCAGAAGTAAACCAAATCTCAGATGGGGTTCTGCCATCTGTGCCTAAAACAATAGGATTGGTGTTAGCAGTAGCACCTGTGCTATCTGTATAAGTAGCCAAGGGCGTGCTAGAGCCTGCTTGGTAGGTATAGATATACCCACCTGCCAAAGGCACATTAGGCGTGGTGCTAGATAAAAATTGAAATCCATTGCCTACGGGGGAAAGATTGACTGCCATTATTTACCCTTTACATTAATTGTTCCTAGATCGCTAAGTGTGCTTGGATTTGCATATTCTTGCACTTTCTTAGCTTTTTGTGCGCCTTTGTATTTCTGTGCGCCATAAGTTGCAATCGTTGCTATTGGTGCAGGAACGCCAGTAAGCGCAGAAGATGCGGCCATTTCGCCTAACGCTGACAACAAAGTAGATGTTGTGCCTGATGTGTTTACAGTTCCCTGTGGGACTGTTTGCAAATCTTTGGTGAAGTCATTAAGTGTTCTAAAACGCTCTGCTTGTTTAGCGCCAAATAAGAAATCTAATTTGCCACTTTTATCCAAGGCTTTGATTTCTCTGTCAAGCGCAGCAGTTGATACATAAGGCTTGCCATTAATATCACGGCCTACACCTTTTGTTGCTTCTTGTCTGATTCTTTCAGCAGCAAATCCACGCAATTCTTTAGCTAATTGCTGACCATCTGCACCCATTTTTTCTAATGTTGCAAAGACTGCCTTAACATCAGCACCTGTTGATCTAAATAAAAGTCTGTCAGCTAAACTTTCTAATGGAACGGCACGATCACTTGTGCCTTTTTTAATTCTGTTAATGTCTTTGATGATGCCTTGATCTTCAAATTCAGCTTCAAATGCTGCGTTTTTAGCACGGGCTTCTTTATACAAATCGCCACCTGCATTTTCAGTTGAGCTATCAATTTCTTTTCTTAATTGCTTGCTCAGTCTGATTGATCCTTTTTTGGATGGATCGGCTTCTTCATTGATCAGCTTGCGAATGTCTTCCATTGCATTAATGCTAATCATGCCCGTGCCGTTTGGATCGTTAGCACGCAATTCTTCTTCAACAATAGCGTACAAAGGATTTTGCGCTTTTTTAGTTGGCCGTCCTTGTGTTTCTTTTTGAATCAGGTCAGTAATGCTTTTATAGGAAACGGGTTGTGCAGTCTCTCCAGCATCTTGTGCCTTCTTATAAGCATCAGATACTTCTTGATAGCGTGCATTTTTGTACTTGCCAACAGTATCAGCAACAGTTTTACCAAACTCAGGTAAATCCATGCCAACCATTTCCGCACCAGTAGCGTCAACTTCTGCTTGCAGATTGCGTTGCAATTTGTCGTTTTGCATTGCGTACTTATCTTGCAATGGTTGACCAAACTCAGGACTTTTAGCAGTCTCACGCTCAAACATGACATCACCAGGATTGCGTGTAATCTGACTTTTAGTTAAATCATCACCCATAGGTATCAACAATTCATTACCACGCTCTTGACGCAACCTAGCAGCATCTACTTCTGCTGCGCCCATACCTTTCATAGTAGGTGTTGCTTCGTAACGAATAGTTGGTAACTTTTGTTTGGCTTTTTCAAATGCTTCTTGCAAAGGTTGAACGGCAGTCTTAGCACCTTCCGCCATAATGCCTAATTCTTTGCCCGCTGCTTTACCTGCAATACCAAGACCTTTGCCAACAACAGGTGCGCCACCAATTCCAGCAAGGGCTAAATAATGTTCAACGTCTTGTTTGGGTATGCCAGTTTGTTGAGAAATATAATCAGCACCTTTGCCTACATTTTCGGCAATAAAGTTCATCAATTGTTGTGATGCTTCACCTTTGTAGCCTGGTGTTTCTGTTACACCAAATGCTTTACCAAATGGTTTGTCAACAGCACTCACAACCTGTTGTTGCGTCTTTGATGCTTCTTCTGGTGTTTGCCCAATAGCTCTAGCACCACCATAAGTAACCATTCCTGCGACTTGAGGAATGACTCCGCCCAAAGTAACATCTGCTAAAGATGCAGCGCCTTGACCAAGTTTAGATAAGAAACTAGTAGTACCACGATCTGCTGGTGCTGATGGTTGACCTTTGTAGGCATCCATCACGGCTTGATTTAATAACTCAGGTTCATACTCATTGGTTTCACCCACAGTTGGCGCATTAGGATTAAATGTACTTAGTGGGCTTTTTTTAGGCGCAACCAAATCTTCATTCTTAAATGATTTCTTTTTGCCATAAGCAGAACTTACTGCTTTGTCTAATGCGTCAACTGAAAAATCATCCATCATTGACCTTTAACAAGTTTGTTAAGAGTACCTGCTTTCAATAACAATTCTTGATAACCTTTAGAATTTGGCCCACCTAATGAATCAACAATACCTTTAATTTCATCAGTATCATTGTTTCTTACGGCATCCATTAAACGAATTGTATTTATATCTGCGGCTGTTGACCATTTATTTGTGAAATCACGACCAGCTAAAGGATTGTTTTTAGCAGCAGCAATTGATTTGTTTAAACCTTGATTAAACAACTCTGTGCTAGTAGACAACGCACGATTGATCCTAGCAGTTGATTTAATAGCATCTTTAGTCCAAGTTATATCACCTGAGACTTGGCTTGCTAAGTTTCTAGCAGCGTCTGTTCCTAATCCTGATGATGCAGCTAAATTAGCTGTTTCCAATGCCATGAAGTGACCTAACTTTTGTAAATTGTCAGCTTCATTTGTTGTAAATGGAATGGCAGCATAACCACCACCTAGTTTAGCCAATGCTTGTGCGCCTGCACCTGTTAAAGTTTGATCTGCTAATTTAATAATTTGATTGTTATTAAACTGAGTTAATGCAACACCTTTAGCCGCATCATTTGATTGTGCTTGTTTTAATCTCGCAGCATTAACAGTGTCTGTTGTTTCATATGGAGCTAATCTTGCTACTGCGTTTGATTGAGGCATTATTCCACTAGGAGCACCAGCAGGAACAGGCGGTGTATTGGCGGGCACATTTGCTTGTGGATTAACTCCTGATGGAATTTTTTGCTCACCTAATAATGTGCCATCAGCAGAATAAACATAAGCTGTTGGATCATTTTCAGCATCAACTCTACCAGTAGGCACATATAATTGATTTGGCCCAAGTTCTTGTTTAAAAGACAAAACTTTTCTGTCTGTTTGATATGGTGATGTTGGTACTAAATTCTGATATGAACCAGTAGAAACACCAGTTGGAGGTGCATTTAATTGTGAGAATTGCTGGGTACTTTGACCCATGTTAATAATATTTTTTAATGCTTGATGCAATTTATGTGGGTTTTCCATAGCCACATTTGTCAACTTATTTGTGTAGGCATCAACAATCAAAGGGTCTATGCCTTTGTTTTCTAAGTTCTTTTTCATGTCCAAAATGGCCATGTGTGCAGCATCTTGTTGCTCTTTTCCTTTATGAGCATTTTTGATCTCATCACTAGCGGCCAAAGCACCAAAACCACTTAAAACATCTTCTGCTTGTTTAGCATCTAATTCATATTTATTTTTTTTAGTGGCTATTTTGGATTGCTCAAATAATTCTTTTGAACGTCCAATTTCTGGTTCTTGCGTTTGTCTTTGTCTTTCAAGCTCAAGTTGCGCCTTTTCTAATTGCAAAGGCATCAACTGCTGTTGTTGTTGGAATTGCTGTACGCCCTGTACTGTGCCTAGCAAATCACTTAGGCTACTACCTTTAAAGGTTGGATAATCGGTAAATACTGGCATGATTTATCCTTATGCTAATTTCATATTTAGGTTAGTGCCTGGCGTGCCTGCAATCTGACTGACCAATGCGGCATTACCTAAGTTACTTAAAAGGTTTGCTTGGTTAACCGCTTGAGCAGTTTGTGCTCCTGCTTGTGATGCTGCCAATCCTGTGGTTACATTACCATAAGTATTTGCAAGGCTTGAACCAACAGAACCTAATTGACCTAATGATGTTTGGCCTAAACCTGCTGCGTTAGATAGATTTTGGTAAATGTTTTGGCGTTGGGTTTGGTAGTTGTTGAACGCATTTTGATACGCATTACCTGCGTAGTTTTGCGTGAATTGGTTTAAACCTTGTAGTGTGTTACCGCTTAATAGACCACCACCAACATTAGCAGCATTACGATTTGCACCTTGACCTTGTGCAAGCATAAAGTCGTAATTAGGAGCTAAACCTGCTTGTAAGTCTTGTGCGTTAAATTGATGAGTCAAATATGGCGCTTCTTTGCCTATTTCGCTGACCGCACCTGATCCAAGGTTTTGATAAGGTTGTTGTGCTTGTGCGTACTGGTTGTAAAAACCACCCAATACATCTTGTACGTTTTGACCTGCTTGGGCTTGTGAGTTGGCAGCATTAGATATTGCTTTGCCAGTTCCTAACGCCCCAACAGTATTTAAAGCAGCAGAACCTAGCAATCCTGTTTGTAAAGGTGTAAGTCCTAATGCGTTTGTGCCTGTGTTAGTTGCAGTATTCAACGCTCCTGCACCAGCAATTCCTGTGTTGACATTGGCAAGCGTGCTACCAACAGGAGCAGTTGTGCCAGTTACACTAGGTGTGTTAGTTGTGCCAGTTGTAGCACCAACGGAAGCAGGAGTTACCCCACCAAAATTGTTAGTGCCGTAATTTGTAGTGCCACCTGCACCTAAAACCGCATTAGGTACTGTTGAAGCACCTGTTGATGTAGGGATGGTCAAACCTTGGCCACCGCCCATTGATGCTAGATTGGCTGATCCTGACGCTTGTAAACCTAGTCCATTGGTCAAACCCGTTGCAGGATTGACAGCCGTAGTGTCAAACAAGTTAGTGCCTGCACCTTGTGCTACATTTAAACCTTGGCCACTAGATGCGCCACCCAAAGAATAATCAGTAGCGCCTAAACCTGTTGTGTCACCAATTTGTCCATAATTAACGCCAGTATTTAGATCAGATAATGTAGAACCAGTTGGTGCGGTTTCTGCTCCACCACCTAATTGGCTACCTGCATACATTAACGCAGCTTGCGTAAGCAATGGCTTAATATCATTAATGCCACCAGCGAATCCACCTGCACCTGCGTTTAAGCCTACATTAAATACATTCTTTTTGGTAACTGGGGCAATCTGACCATTTTGGCCAACACCTGATGCAACCTGTACCATAGCGCCATTGGACAAGGGCAAATTAATGGCTACACCACCATTTGGGGTTGATGTTACGTTGTAATTACCTGCAATCTGTTGACCAGTTTGGCTGTTAATAAGTATGCTTTGACCAGAATTAGCATCATAGCCAAGAGAAACATTTCCAGTTGATAAGGCGGTTGCTAACTCAGGATGATCGGCAGCAGCTTGATTAACCAACGCATCATTGGCTTGGCCATAACTTGTGCCAACGCCACCAGGGTTGCTTGTGGTAAACGCCTGATCTATCGCATTATTAACAGTTGAAATGTCCATTTTTCCCCCTATACATTGTAATATGGTACTTTAAAAGGTTGACCATTTACAGTAATATTTATAAACCCCACGGGTTGTGCTGGTAGCGTTGCCGATCCAGTTGTTGCCGTAGTAGCCGAGGAGAAGTTCAACAAGTTAAGAAAAAACTGTTGCCATGCCCTAGTTGGCCGATTTGTCACTTTGTCCAAAAATTCTGTCTGTGGATAAGGCTGAATCTGCTTGGTGTTAGTGGTAATGCTCAATTCTCACCTCCACTAGCCTTCAAGTTAGCAGAAACAATCACCGCCTTTACAGGATCGCTAACCACCACCTCAAACACTCGATCTCTAGCCGTACCCAATCGTCTCCAAATGGCACGATTCTGGTACTTACCCAATGCCCCTATTGTAGTCCAATGTTCGTTAGACCATGTACTTCCACCATCATCTGACCACCTTAACATCGCTTGTGGGTTAGTTGTAGGCGTTTGGCTATTAATCGCACTTTGGATGCCCAAAACCACAGTCTGAGCAGCAGGAATGGTCAGGGTTGCGGTTGGCGCAATGTAATAGGGAGCTTGGATAAAGATGTTCTGATTTTGTGACAAACCCGTTGTGCCGACACCAGGCTGAAACTGTATTTGCAATTCCTCAAAATATTGGCGTTGGAAGTCAGAAACTAGGTGTGGTGCTCTTCGTAAACGCCTAACATTAACTCCGTCATCGGTGTAGTTGAATTTGTCCAGTTCATATATCTTTCCGTTGGCGTAATCACCCACCAAGACCATGCCTTGGAACTCGGCACAACAATTACCACGATGACGAGAGTACGTTCCCGTTGTGTCCGTGTATAACCACTTATGCCACATTCCAGAGGCAATATCGTACGCCCATGTGATATTGATTGTAGGAAACGATACAACATAGACTTCATGCCCTTCTAACTGATATGTCCAAGCAATTGCGTCATCAATGTACTGGTTAACCAAAGAATATTCCACCGCATGGGTAGATATTCTTGTGGGTTTATAACCCTGCATCATCATGATTTGACCTTGGCCACGCAAATTACGACTCACATAGGCAAATGAATCGCCTAGACGGGACACACTAAATTGGGCAGCAATACCATGTTGGGTAGAAGTGCCTGGGATTCTTTGGAACGGGAACGGAAAAGCACCCACATCTACCCACACCTCAGATGATGCCTCACCCAGCAAGTAAACCTCTCTGTGGTCTACAATCAGAGCCACTAGGTTGTCAGGCGCACCATCCTTAGATGCAAATGACAAGGCTTGGCTGACGGGACTCAGGGCATCAGACGCACCCCATTGTTGGCTAGATGGGCGTGAGTAAACAAAATAATTGTCCACAATATCGACTGTTGTACCGCCACTAAACGCCCCATCATTAGATGGAATAACTGTAAAGTTAAGTGCATACATGGTTTCAGATGCAACAGATGTGTTGCTAGAGACTGTGTATTGATTAAAGCCACCAGATGGGGTCAGGATGGCCGTAACCATCGTGTTGGCAGGTACGCTAACCCCTTGTATCGTTTGCCCTAAATATAGCGTTGCAGTCGTTGCTAACTGAGCGTTGGTTGATCCTGATGTCAATGTGCCAGTAAAGGATTGCGTTGTAGAGCTATTCATTAAAGTAGCTGCAACAGTCTGAGACACATTGATTGTCCAAGTAGTGCCTGATCCACCAGTAATCACAGTCTCTTGAGATACGCCAACGCCAAACAAAGCCTGACCAATGGCAATAGTACCGCTTTGGATATTACTTACAGTCAGAGTTGTGCCTGATATAGAACCCGTAAAGATAGCAGTTGATGGGCTAGAAATACGCCATGTATAGCGATAAGTGCCATCTACAATGTAAACATTGACCCCGTTGTCAGTAATGTTAACCCTGCCACTATTGGTATTGAGAATACCCACAATCGTAGGTGATAAGGTGCTAGACAAGACATAAACATAAGCACCACAGACGGCAATCATTTGTTGACCACCGCTAACTGTACGCAACCCACGGACTTCAGCACCAGCAGGCAATACGACTTGCGTGGTTAATCCTACTGTTGGATAAAGCGCAATAACGCCACGCTCGCCAGGTTGCTTTGTAGGGTCAACTTCTGGAAAGAAATTAATGCACTCAGAATCGTTCTGATATATGGATGGTGCTGTGTAAGATGCTCCGACAAAGTTAAAGTCTGGCATTATGTTACATCCTGATAGCGTTCATTATCACGAATTCTTTGTATGGTTGTTTCACCAACATTATATTTTCTTGCCAAAACCGCCATTTTCTGCGTTTGCAATTCAATTCTAATTTGTCTAACTTGATCATCAGTTAAAACACGTCTTGCTTTTAATGGCTTGCCTGACTTAGACAAACTCATTTTTTGCTTGGTTTCTTCAGTTAAAGTCACGCCTTTTCTTGGGCTTGGTGTTCCCTTGCGAGTTTCTTTCCATTTTTCTTTTTGCTCATCTGAATGAGTTTTACCTAAAAACCCATTTTGTTTTGCAAAACTCCAATAAAGATTACCTTTTAATTTTTCACGATGTTCTTCAGTATGCTTATATCCTGATGCGCCTTCACCGCCATCAGTAGCATTGACCAATTGAATGCCAAGTCTTCTATAAAGATCAATAGCTTCTACTTCACACAAAAACGCCAATTCTTCATCTAAATTGTCAGCAATAATCTTAGGTACAAATCCATGCTTATCAACAACTCTATGCCAATAAATGTTTCGTCCTTTTTTTGATTTAAGACGATTGCCTTTGCCTTTACCAATGTAAAAAACATCATTGGTATCAGCTTTTAAATGTTGATAAATGTAATACATTTTACCTAAAAAAGCCGCCGGTGAGTATCCAGCCGGCATCTTTTGCCTTACTCATCAACAAAGCATCAGGGAATCGAGCAGACTGAACAGGTTTCATATTTGTACGTTTAATCGTACTCTTGCCTTGAGCAGCAAAAGCATTCACCATCTGAATTTGTGTTGCGCTTGCCTTGCCATATTGGGGCATTAAGCGCTCTGCCAAACACCATTCCAAGCAGCTTTCAAAGCCCTCTGGCAATAACATCGTGTCGTTGATAGATGTGTATCGGTTAAATAGCGTATCAGCAAAGATGTGCATCTCACCCTGTGCTGGGTTTGGCCATACAAAAATGTTGCCTAAGACTTCTGTGGGCTGATAATAAAGCGCCTTTGGCCAAGGGCCGTTCAGCGTCTTTAAACCAATCATTTCATAATCTTCTACATTCAAAATAGCAACAGGATAGTCCAATCCGCCATTAAGGATGGGCACGCCATTTTGGTTGGTGTTGATGCGAACAAATGCACTATTAATGGACAACGGACGCTGATAATAAGCATTGATCGTTGTGCTTGCTACATTCTGAGATATATTAAGTTGATATGTACCTAATTCGTTAACATTACCGCCTGCACCTGTTAGAAATGATGTGATTTTAGTTCCTGCGGTGATTCCCGTGCCACTAAGTGTCATTCCTAGAGAAATTGCACCTTGAGTAATACCTGTTACTGTCAATACATTGTTGGTGATTGAACCCGTGAATGTCGCACCGATTTGACCGCCTGGGCCAATCGTGTACTGAGTTTGACCAGGAGTTAGCGTATAGATGATCTCCGTTTTATAGAAGACCATCATCTGCTCATTTGACCATTGATCAATCATCCTCTGCATCATGATAAAAGCATCTTGCGCTGCTTCTGGGCTAGGAGTCTCCCCTGCCGCTAATGCGCCAATGTCTTTTAACGATGAGGTGATAATATCAATTGGTGTTGTCATGTTATGCGGGTACGACTACGTGCCCGTCCTCCTGTGGTTTAGGTGCTTGCTCTTGCCCTTGGCGTTGGATTTCTTCCATTGTCTGGGCAATTAATTCTTGATTGCGCTGTAAAGCTACAAAAATGGTGTTGATTTGAGGAATGCTGAGTTCTAGTTTCATAGTTTTGGTGTAAATGTCTGTGGAAGCCAAGGAGGAACTGCCCTCACAGGTTGCTCTGATTGCTCCTCTATGCGTGATTCTATGATGTTTTTACCATCTTTCATAGAGGCTTCTTTGATCCATCCAATCACCATTTCTTCTGTGACTTGCTCAAAAGGTACTTGTCCTGACTCAGGAAAATACCAGTTGCCTTCAGTATCCACAGTACCATTAGATACATAGTATTTAGCAGACGTGATTGCCCCGTCTTTTGCTTCAATATCTAATATCTTCCATTCCATTAGGCACTCCAAGGCAATGGTTGTGAACTGGGTGAAACTGGAGGTGTAATCATGGACTGAATTTGTCCATTGATATTGGCGTAATAGTTTTCTTGATTATTGGTTGCTTCGTTAATCCAACCTAAAACCTCTGCCTGAGTCAATTGTGAATAAGGAATAAATCCTTGCTCATTTTGCTCTGGTGTGAATTGGATATTGCCATCTATTGAGGCAGTATGTGTTCCATCTGTGCCTGATACTGTAAAAAGTACATTGACTACATATCCCGTTGGGTTAGGGACTGTGTACATTGAGTTGATGGTTGTGGTGTAAGTTGTTGACATTTTATGCTCCTTATTTAGATTCAAGTTGTGCTACTCGTTTACGAAGTGATTGTATTTCTGCAATCAAATCAGCCATAACTTCAGATGTTGATGCCTGCATTTGTTGATAAATTGGATTTCCTTTAGCATCTACAGCATCTTTTTCACCTGTTACGCTATTTGGATAAACCTCTGCAAATTTATGCGCCAAAAATCCTTTTGTACGACCACCTGTAATCCAATCAAATTCAATTGGTTCTAACGCGTCAATTTTTTGACCAGAATCAGTTATAGAACCAACTACAGTTTTTAATCTGTAATCAGAAGTAGTGTTAAATAAAACTGTTGTAGATGTTGCTTGCGATATGCTACCAGCACTTGCATCGTTGTAATTTACAAAATTTATAAATTTACCACCCGTGCTGTTTGCATTATTTATAATGGTTAAACCATAAGCAGTCGCAGAAATATCTCCTGATTTTAATAAAAGTTGAGAATTTTTAGCGTTTGCCGCTGGTGTTGTACTTCCAATAGAAGCATATCCATTATTATCAACAACCAATCTAGGATTACCATCCCCATCACTCAATACAATATAGTTACTAGATGTACGGATGTCTAAGCCACCTTGGTTGCCTGAGTAGCCACCAATAATGGTATTTTTAGAACCTGTGGTAACTAAATAGCCTGAGCCTTGACCAAAAAATGCGTTGTAATTGCCTGTAGTTGCCGCTAACCCAGCAGAATTTCCAATAAATGTGCATCCTGCGCCAGTTGCTACATAACCAGCTTGGTAACCAAAAAATGCGTGATTGTTTCCAGTTGTTGTGCTATACCCTGCTTGATACCCTACTGCTGTGTTGTTGGAAGCTGTGGTGTTTGAATAAAGAGCAGCCCAACCAACCGCAGTATTGTAACTTGCTGTCGTGCTTTGCCCTAAAGCATTATGACCAAATGCTGAGTTTGACCCACCAGTTGTATTGGCATATAGAGCATACTGACCAAAGGCATTGTTTAGTGTGCCTGTAGTATTGCTATAAAGAGCTTGGTATCCAAATGCTCCGTTGCTAGATGCTGTGGTGTTGGAGCGAAGTGCTGAAATACCTAATGCAGTGTTGTATGAGCCAGTGGTGTTTGAATACAGCGTGGAGTTTGATACTCCAGTATCTTGACCGCCTACCGCCACGTTAGCAACACCAGTTGTGTTGCTGTACAAAACATTCATACCAACAGCAGTTACGTCACGCCCTGTGCTGTTTGTGTAAGCGGCCTGATACCCTACTGCTGTGTTGCTAGATGCTGTGGTGTTTGAATAAAGCGCATTATTACCTAATGCTGTGTTGTAAGAACCTGAAGTTAAAGAATATAAGCCACTTTGACCAACAACTGCATTATTATTTCCTGTAACAGTTCCTTGCATTGAAATTCTACCAATAGCAACATTTCCACTACCTGTGGTGTTACCATATCCAGCTTGTTGACCAAAAAAGTCGTTATACCCACCTGTACTGTTATACCCAGCTTGATACCCTACTGCTGTATTGTTGGAGGCTGTGGTGTTTTCATGCAAAGCTGCATAACCAATAGCGGTATTCAAGCCACCAGTTGTATTTTTTGCAAGAGAACCTTGACCAAAAGCAGCATTGGATGTTCCAGTGGTGTTGGAGTACAAAGCACCATAGCCACCACCATCAGCGCCACCAAATGCGGCGTTATATTGTCCAGTAGTGTTTGAATACAAAGAACGATAGCCAAATGCGTCAATTGGCGAACCAGTAGTATTACTATATCCTGCTTGGTATCCTACTGCTGTATTGTTAGATGCTGTGGTGTTGGCTTGAAGTGCTTCACGACCAATAGCAGTATTCTGACTACCCGTAGTATTTGAATTTAAAGCAATACTTCCAACAGCCGTGTTAACTGCCCCACTTGTGTTGTTGTACCCAGCAATCCTTCCAATAAACACATTGGCATCACCAGTAGTATTGCTATATCCTGCTTGATAACCTACAGCCGTATTATTCCCAGCACCACTATTTGAACCTTGCAATGCGCTAACACCAACTGCAGTATTATTAGTTAAAGCGCCACCACCCTTACCAACAGTCAATCCGTTAACGGCAATGTCATTGGTAAATGTCTGTGTTCCACCAAATGTTTGCGTGCTTAATGTGGCTAATGTGCCAGATGTTGGCAATGTCAAACTTGTGTTGCCAGTAGCTGTAAATGTTTGAGTAAATGCTCCTGCGTGAGTTACATTGCCTGCCAATGTTAATGTTGCAGAACCATTGTTAACACCAGTACCACCAACAGCAGGGGTCAATGGCCCACTAATCATTGTGCTAGTGACTGTTGCTGTGTCTCCAGTAGTGACAAATGTTCCACTTACTGTTGGCACATTGATCGTATAGCTAGAGGCCGTATTTGGGCCACTTACGGCAACCTGACCACCTAGTGCGGCTTGAAAGACTAAATTTCCCATTGTTTTCCCCTTATGGCGCTATATAAATAGCAGATACATACAAAGCACCCGTTGATGGGTTGTATTTTAGCTTTGTTGATGATGTTGTGGCTGGATTATTCCCACTCGAATTTGCTACAAAAACAGGATAGTAATTAGCATTGGTGCTTGTGTTATCCGTGATTGCAATATTGGTTGCGTTGGTTGCAGTCGTGGCAGTCGTTGCTGAACTTGCGTTGCCCGTCAAAGCACCCACAAAAGTAGTCGATGTAACAGATGTCAACCCTGCAATTGTTGTGGCAGTCCCACCCAAGCTGATCGCAGTCGAGCCAACAGTAATTGATGAGTTAACAAGGGCTGAGTTAGGAATGGATGTTAATCCTGCTCCTGATCCACTAAACTGGGTTGCCGTGAATACGCCCGTACTAGGGTTAAATTGCAGTTTGGTAGAGCTTGTGTATTCTGTGCTGAGATTACCTGATGTTTGATTGGCAAATAATGGGTAACGTGTGGCGTTGGTTGTTGTGTCATCTGTTACTGTTGCGTAAGCAGTTGGCGTTGACCAAGTGGGCGTTCCTGACCCAGCAGAGGTTAAAACTTGACCAGAAGTGCCCGCAGCAGTAAATGCGTAAGCAGTACCAGAACCATAGGCAATAGCACCAGCAGTAGGAGTAGCCGTACCATTTGTACCTCCTCTGTTGATTGCTATCGTATTTCCGTTCCATGTTGCGCTAGTGATCGAGCCAGGGTAATCAAATGTATTGGTTGACCAAGATACATTAGATGGCGTTTGGTCATGACGATCCCAAGACCCTGCTGCCGTTGAGTTATCTAACAAAACAATCGTTACATAACCACCTGATTGGATGGTTGCAATCGTTGTGTTTGAGTTGTTAACAACTGTAATTGCGCCCGATGTTTGATTGTTGTTAAATGTAAACAACGCTCCTGCGGGCAATGTGGTTGCATTAGGTAATTTGATGGTTTGTCCACCAGAACCCGTGATCACATAATTCTGTGATGATGCTGCCGTCAGCGTAATGGTTGTTCCACTAGCTGCAACATTCGCATAACCCTCAAACAAACAATTCGTTGTGATATTGCTATTGGCATCACGCAAAACAACGCTATTTGCGCCAGAACTAGAAGTGACACCTGTACCTCCATTGGCCACATTCAGCGTACCTGATAGCGTTATAGCACCTGTGCTATTGGTGTTTGGAGTAAATCCTGTTGTACCTGCGCTAAATGTAGATACAAAGCTACCTGACAACGCACTTGTGGGGATTGTGGTTGACGCAGTTACCGCACCTGTGTCATTTCCATACAAATAACCCGTCAGTCCAAGCGTTTTTAGCGTGCTGAACGCACCAGAACCGCCCGTGATAGCCACAGAACTAGCATTTTGTGTGGACATTGTTCCCAAACCCGTTATATCGGTATTAGGGATGGATGAAACTGCCGTTAATGCTGATGTGCCTGACCCTTTAACATATCCTGTTAGCGTAGTTGCGCCTGTACCACCATAAGCTACACCAATTGTGGATGCGTTCCATGTGCCTGCTGTCAGCGTGCCAACGCCCGTAATTCCTGTGTAAGAACCACTAATTCTTGCCGTGTCAATCGTTCCACTTGTGATCTGTGTGGCAGAAATCGCAATGTTTTGAGCAGATGCGCTTGTCAACTGACCTTGTGCGTTAACAATAATTGTGACTGTCTGACTAGCAGACCCATAAGTGCCTGCTGAAACGCCAGTATTGGTAATGCTGAATGTGTTGGAGGCTAGCGTCAGCCCTGTGCCTGCAAAATAGGTTGCAGAACCACTAAATTGCACCCAAGGCATGGCAGTTGTGCCAATTGTGCCTGTCTGACTTGCAGTACAAACCCATCCAGTATCAGCTTGTCCGCCATTTAAAACGACTGTATAAGCGCCTGGCACTTCAGACCATACATCCATATCAGTTGATCGTGTCCAAGCGCTTGCAGAGGCTATATAAATGCCATTTTGGGACGATGTGGACTGATTCTTGACCAAAACTCTGTCACCAGACAAAGTTGTGTAGCCATCAATCGTCTGCAATCCTGTTAAGGATATGTTTACAGTCGTTGCAACCTGACACGCTGCCTTTGGGCCAAGCCCTTGAGCAACAGAATCCACATAATATTTGTTAGCAATGTCACTTGAGCTACTTGGCGTGGTGCTGATTTGCCCCGTAGTTGTGGAAATATTGGTAAAAACGCCCGTAGAGGGGGTTGTTGCGCCAATAGTTGAAGAATCTATTGTGCTGTTAGTGATCTGAACATTACTGATTGGGCCAGTAACAGGCACAGTAAAAGGCTGACCCTGACCAATAAAGGTCTGAAACGAGCCGTCAACCGCAAAATATGCCTGTACGGGCAATATGTTTTGGTCAACAGTTTTGTTAGGGTCTGCCATGCTTACGATTGATCCGACATGGGTGTCACATACAAAGTGCTAGACCCTGTACCAATCGTTGTCACAGAAAATGAATTAGGAGGTACGGCAACAACCATAGGCGCTGACATACTTACCCCCAAGACAAATGAATTGCTAGGCGTTCCTGCCACAGGCAACACCGCTGCGGGTGCGCTTGTGGGAGTAATCGTCACGGCAATCACATTTGTGCCTGGATTCATAAATCCGCAGTAGTTAATCTGATCATTACCACTAGGAGTGATCGTTACAGCAGTTGATGTGCTTGTTGTAACGGCAATCGCAGTAGTTTGACCAGCGATTCTAAATACTGATGTATTTGACATATTTACACCACGTTAGCAGGTAAAGGGCTATCTTCGGGTGATCTGACATTAACCAACAAAGTTGCAGCAGTTTGTGTGACTGAAGCACCTGTCAAATTGCACAAACGGACTATGATTTGATCAGCAGTATTGGTGTAAGCATTAACAACACCCACGCCTACAACCATAGCAGCATCAACTGACACATTGATCATATCCGTGGCTTTAACGCCAGGGCATGAAATAGTGACTTCAGTTGTTGTTGTGGAGAATGTCGTGCTAGGTAAGGTCAATTGGCAAATAGTGTTGGCTAACAGATTGCCACGGGAAATGGTAGTTTTGGACATGATTGTTCCTTTTTGACAAATTAATTGTATCTGAAAAAACAGAAAAAGCCACCCCTTTTGAGGATGGCTCTTCCTTATTTACTCACAAATTAGGGTAAAAATGTGAGGTCATAGCCGTAAACAAATACGTCACAAGTCGCTGCAATCGTAGTGCCAACGTTAACATAAATGTTTGTTGGGTTAGAAATAGCGGTGTTGGGATTTGTTGCAGCCGTAATGGTCACATAAGGGCCACCTGTGTTGCTCGTTAAAGCAGCGGTAGTCAATATGGTTGAACCTGTTTGACCTACGCCTGTGTAAACACCAACAGTAGCCGTTGCAATAGTGGTTGTTGCGCCACTAGAGTTCAAGCCATTGGTGATTACTACGCTTGTAGGAACAAACTTAGAGACATCTAAAACAATGGATGCTGTGTCACCAGCAATTGCCAAGTTTACAGATTGTGCGGATGCAATCAAACGCAAGGCTTGGTTTGTGCCAAGTACTTGGGGATGATTGCTTACTGTGGTTGCGGGGCCTGGATTTGCCATGTTAATTTCTCCTAAATGTTAAGGTTAAGCTGCGACACGGCAAGCCAATTCGGGGTACAGAGGCGCCCAACCATACAACACATCCAAACGGGTTGGAATACTGTCGTTATTGATGGTGTACTGTCTGACCACACGCATTGACAAACCAATCTCTTTATCAGAAGCACGTCCAGCGAAATGGACACCTTCTGGAAGCTCAAGATCAGCTACTGCCAAGCAAAACGCATTTCTGTGCATAATAATGTTCTGTGGTGACACAGTACCAGTATTATTGAAAGGCGTTACAGTTGAAGCACCTGCGTTGGTTACGCTTACATTCTGGAATTGACCAGCAGTAATGACAGCAGGGCTGACAGTCACGCTAGTTGTACCAGATGTAGCCACAGTCGCAGCAGCAGTTACAACAAAGTTTCTCAACTTGTTAGAACCATATGCTTGACGATTTTGTGGGTTGACCGCATACACGTTAGCAATTTGGATAACGTCACCAAC